TTTATGACACGTTCGCCAAACTTCGTGCTCGTGGCCTTGCCCGTGCAATGGCGAATACGAAGCAGGTGAAGGCTGCTAACATCTACAACAATGGTTTCACTGATACCATTGGTGATGGTGCTGCATTCTTCTCGGCTTCTCACCCGACGATTTCTGATGGTAATCAGTCTAACCTTCTTGGTGCGGCTGACCTGTCGGAAGCGACTCTTGAAACTGCGCTAACCACTATTCAGAAGATCAAGGATGATCGTGGTATTCTGATTGGTGCAAGTGCTGTTTCTCTACATATCCCGGTTGATTACTGGGCGGTAGCGGATCGTGTTCTTTCGTCTCCCGGTAACACTCAGACGAGTGCTGCTGATGCGAATCCAAACACGAACGCCATCAATGCAACCCGTCACATGGGGATGGTTCCTGAAGGTTACTACATTAACCGTCGCTTTACTGACACGGATGCATGGTTTGTTAAAACGGACGTACCGAACGGCACGAAGATGTTTGTGCGGTCGCCGCTTCAGACCAAGATGGAGCCGGACTTCGATACTGGCAATCTTCGATTCAAAGCACGGGAGCGTTACAGCTTCGGTGTGTCGGATTGGCGTAGCTGGGTTGGTAGTGCTGGTTAATCAGCAAATGAGGGAGGGTGGCTTTGGCCACTCTCTCTTCATTCTCAAAGGAGAAATAAATGGCTACGAATATTAAAGTTGCAATAGCTACTGGCGATGCCGTTCTTAAATATGTAGAAGATGATACGACTGTAGGAAGCAATGGAACTGCTGATAGCAACATTCCTAGCACCACTCGTATTATGGCTATCCATGCTGTAGCATCTGCGGCTGGTTCTTTTTCTATTAAAGGTCAGCGGCAGATTACAAACAAGACTGCTGAAGGTACGGCTATTAAGTTTCAGGTAGCAGCTAACGAAGCATCTGATATCTATATTGGCGACATGGGTGTTGCTATATTTGGTGTGGTCAGTGTTTCTGGTCCTACGGATGGTTCAGTTCTAACTGCTATGCTTGGCTAGTCATGCCTGACTTTAACTATTTAAAGACAGACCTGATTAACACAACGGAGAATGACTCTACGGAGTTTTCTACGCAGGTATCTGCTTTTGTAAAGAAAACAGAGTTTCGATTGGTAAAAGACTTAGATGACATAGGTCTGAGCGAATATACCAATGTATCGGTATCGGCTGGAAATGCTGGTGCCGTTTCTTTGAATGATCGTACTCTTATTGTTCGTAATGTTAACTTTGTAGTTAGCAGCGGCACAAGCACGACTAATCTTCTTCAAAGAACAAATGAATATGTAAATGACTATTGGCCTGTTAGTGCTTCCACTGGAACGCCTCGGTATTATAGTCGTAGAACTAATTCTTCTATTCGTATTGTACCCACACCTGTATCGGTAATTACAGTAGAAGTTGAATCACAGTCACAACCGCTTGCCCTTGCTTCCGCTACGGGAACTAGCGTGACAACAACAAACTATTTTAGTGAATACTGTTATGATGCTCTCTTTGCTGGATGCATGATGGAGGCAACTATATTTATGAAAGATTGGCAGACTCTTCCTATCTTCCAACAACAGTATCAAATGGCAATAGATCAACTTAGAAATCAAGCACGGCGTACTAGACAGGATGACATGGCAGTTGCTGGCTCTCCTGCTGGTGGACCTAACCCAGTTATACAAGGAGCAAGTTAAATGACAATAAGAGCATTAAAAGCATTGAAGGTTCCTAAAGTTCCTACAAATGTACAAAAAAATCTAAGGGCAAAAGAACTAAAAGATAAAGTTGGGTCTGGAAAACCTGCTCAACGTAAAAACGACACAAAAAAAGTTGTTGGAGAAGCACAGCGAAAAGCACGGACCGCTGATCGTGGTGATAAAACTCAAGCTGTTGCTAAAAAAGTTTTGCCGGAAGTTACTAAAGTTCGTAAAAAAGTAGAGGGCATGACTATAGATCAGCTTAGTACTAATTTTACAGGCAAAGAACTTAAAGCTATGGAGATGAAACTTAAACAAGCTAGTAAGCCTAATCAAGCTCTTCTTAATAAACTTTTAAAAGCTAGAGATCAAAGAACTGGAATGGTAGAGGCTAGTGAAACTCCATCAGATCGTCCTCAAAAAACACCAGCTAAATTTAGAAAAAAAGGTGGAACAGTAAAGCGTAAAGGCGGTGGTAATCTTAAACCTGTAGATGCTAAGAAAAATCCCGGCCTTGCTAAACTTCCCACACCCGTTCGTAATAGAATGGGATTTGCTAAAAAAGGTAAGCAAGTTAGTGAATCAATGGGCGAAGATCGCACCAGTGTTCCCGCAGAATATTCAGCAAAAGCTCAGTCTAAAAAGAAAAAGAAAATGGGTGGTGGTAAAGTTTACAAACGTAAACATAGTGGCAAGGTTATTAAAAATAATATGAGTGGACAAGACCTTGTAAACGCTTGTTATGACTAATCGCTCTAGTATTAGAAAACAGGTTACTCGCCCCGGTAAAGTTAAGAAAGTAATGGGCGAGTATAAGCGGGGCAAACTTAAAAGTAGCTCTGGTAGAAAAGTTAAGAATAGGAAACAAGCTATAGCTATCGCACTTAGCGAGGCAAGGCGAAAAAAACGCAAAAGGAGAAGTTAGATGCCGGGACCACATACACTTATTAAACGGCCACATAACCTTGATGAGATCGTAGGTCGCCCTACTGGTCAAGGCTATGGTGCTGCACGTAAAGGACCACAAGTAAAAGGACCGCCTCAAGATGTTGTAGTTGACGAAGACTACAATGAGGGCAAAGCTTTTAAAGTAGAGGATTAAATCATGTCTGCTTCTATCGTTAAAAATTTAATAACTCCTTCTATTAAAAAAGCTGTAACAACAGCAGGTAAAAATACTGCTGCTCAAAATAGAGCAATTAAAAATGCTGCTAAAAAAGCTAATATGACACCTGCTGAATTTAAGAAAGAAGCTAAAAAAGTTTTAAAAGATAAAGATAAAGATGGAGCAAAAAAACCTAATAACAAAAAAACTTTAAGTGCTGAAGACAAAACAAAACTTAAAGAAGGAACAATGTCTAAAACCTTAACTCCTGCTCAGTTTAAAAAACTTTCTCCCCAATTAAAAGCTTTATATAAACAGCAACTAGAAGAGATGGGAGAAGGCTCACAAAATATTCTTCCTAGACGCCGTGCCACCGGACCTGAAGGAGTAAAACCAGTACAGCAGGGTCCGCTTTTATCTAAAGTTCAACTTCCTGAAAAAATTTCTCCTGCTAGAAAACGTAAGTTAATAGCACAAGGAAAAGCAAAGATGACTTCAAAAGGTCTGAAAGATACAGGCGAATTTGCTCCTTCTGCTAGAAGTATTGCAGAAGAGATGGGTATTGGCGGAAGAGGTTCTTTGCCTACTGAAGAACAGCTTAGAGGAATGGGTGGTTTTGAATTTATGAAAAAAGGTGGGACAATAAAACGCCGCATGGGTGGTAAGGTACGAGGCTACGGCAAGGCGCTTCGTGGTTACTAAAGAGTTTCTTGAAAGATATGATAAGTCTGTAGAAGAAGGATATGACGACTATAGTCTTATTGACTTCTCAGGAACTAGACCAGATAAGAATGACTATGAAGATTTTCAAGAGTATATCAACGATCTATGTAAATATATAGGAAATAAATTTAGGTATACATATGGCAGTAAAGCGAAAAAGAAAGCCTAGTAATATGAAAGGCATTACTATTGGTCGGGGCATGAAACGTCCCACCAAGGCTGGTGCTGGTATGACTAAGAAAGGTGTAGCTAAATATCGTAGACAGAACCCCGGTTCTAAACTCAAGACTGCTGTAACAGAAAAGAAACCAAGGACTAAAGCAAGGGCCGCAAGACGTAAATCCTATTGTGCAAGATCAGCGGGACAAATGAAAAAGTTTCCAAAGGCTGCACGTAACCCTAACAGTCGGCTTAGACAAGCTCGTAGACGATGGAGATGCTAAACAACTAAAATGTCCTATTTAATTTCTAATATTCCACACTTTAAGTGTTGGGTGCGTAAAGAGTTTACTAGTAACCATGAAGATTATGAAGGAGAATATTTACATGCATTAGCATTTGCAGTAAATACTGTACCAGATAGATCGTTAAGTTTTCAAGTGGTATTTACTGGATGTGATGAAGAAGAAAATATACATGGCGGTGCAATGTGGGCCAGAATGCCAATAGCTGCTTTGATTGCAGATACAGAGTTGGATGAGTGGCCGGAACTAATGCCAACACATTTTGCACAACCGTGGGACTGTTCCTCCAGAAACCATGCTGTAGTTGTTCTTGATAGAGTATCCTCAAGTCCGTGGATATGTAAAATAAATGGAGAGTTCTATACAGGTCGTTATATGTTTACTATAGATTATACTGACAGTTACATTTCAGATGATCCAGCACAGCATAAACAATCACATGTACTAGAACTTATAGATG